GGATACAGAGAAACGCCATCGTCCACACCCGGCGAGGTCGGATTGTCGAGGTATTTATTCACGACAACATCGAAGCCAAGCAAGCGACCGACAATGCCGGGGTATTCCAGCGGCGACATACGCTCAAACACCGGAGTGCCGTTATCGTCAACCAGCCCACGGATGCCAGCAAGCATCAGCGGGTTAATGACAAACTTACAACCCGGAGTCCAATACTGCTGCGGAAGGTCGTGGATAAAGTTAATCAAGTCTTTGTAGCTGACATTGTTTACGGCAGTATCACCATTGGTAGTAATTTGGTCATACGTTGCAATGTCATGCAGACCAGACGAAGAACCCGTACCGCTAGTGCCGTAATCAGCGACAGAAATTGTGCCGCCAGCATACGAAGCATTATTGCCGCCGTATTGATTCAGACCGCGCAGACCGTTAGTGCCGCCATAAGCCGCACCTGCATCTTGGTCATCGTTCTTAATCATCGACAGTGCTTCAACTTCCGAAAACTCGACCAGCATGTCCGAAACAACATTGCTTTCCAGACCGTCAATGTCGTCCAGCGCAGCGGTACGAATCGGGAATTGCACGTTCAGGTCTTGCAGCGTCAGTTGCCAGATGTTCGTGGCAACGGTCGTTGCCGCACCGTTGTTCTGAATGGTGTAACCCCACGCAGGGCCGGTATTGCCGGTTTTTGCGCGGAACTGATACGTTGCGCCTTCGGTCGATACATTACGCGAGACACCACGCATCGGGTTAGCAAGACGCAGAGCAACAAACATCGGGTCATAAGCGGTGCGACCGCCGATGCCAGCGCCAGAGCCATTCAGGTCTGCCGCTTCTTTGATGTAAGCATCATACTGACCTTCATCTGCAAACATCTTGATTTCTTTTTCCATAGTGCGGCTGGATTTGTAGAAATCGCGCAGTTGTTCTTTAACCGAACGGTTCACATCTTCTTTAATGCTTTTTGCGACCTTGATAACCGAAGGTGCTTGAATCGCGGCAACTTTGGCTTCCAGCGCAGCGACTTGCTCGGTTACTTGGGTTTTTACTTCTTCCAGCGACTTAGCAACTTCGCCCTTGATTTCTTCCACTTTTGCGACATTAGCCGCTTCAATGGCATCCAGCTTTTCGATTACTTCTTTCATAATAATTCCTTATTCATGCGTTTAGAGATTTCCTTAGAAAGTTCACGCACTTGTAACGCACGTAAAATTTCTTCGGCTTCGTTTACCACCGCATCAGCATCCCGCTGAGTTGGGGAATCCTCAGTTTTTACGTCAGCATCCCGCTTGACATATTCCCTGAGAGAACTAGACGCGGTGGCCGCATCTTTACGCGAAAACCCGGCATCCCGCAGGATTTTCTCGATTTTGCGCTCGGTTAATTCAGCAAATTCTAATTTGTGAATTCCGGCATTGGGATTGTTTGGATACATGACAACAGATACTTCACGCAGACCACCTTTGGTGATTTGGAAGTATGCTTCATCATCATCTTGTGCTTCTTCGCCATCAACATTAACCATCATGGCATCTTCAGCGTAAGCGCCGACAGAAACACCGCCAAACAAATTAGGAGATTCTTTGAGAACCGTATAAAGGTCTGAACCGCCAACAGTATTCGTATAAATACGACCGTTTGCAGTCATTCCTTGTTCATCAAATTTGAATTCTGTCCATTCACCGACAGGCATACCCATGTCGTTATGGTTCAGAAACATCGGCAATGGTTTTCCAGATTGTGAAAACTCATCTGCCCAAGATTGAAAACCCTCTGGCTTGTAATAGAATTTCCGACCGTCCGCGCCTTCACGCGCACCCCAAGTCGTAACCCTAGCTTCAATCTTACCTGACGGACTTTGGCTTTCGTCCGCGCTTTGCTCCAGATTTACTTTTGCCTCGCAAACCAGAAGTAGATTTTTCATTGATTACCCCATTTTTAAGCGATTGATTATCATCTGTTATCTTGTGGGGTTTTCTACTTACGCCGAGTTTAACATCAGATTGACGAATCTGTGAAGTAAGTATAGATAACACTTTTTTTAACAGATTCATTTTGTTCCAATGTTCATGCGGCGAGTTTGATTACCTCCACCACCACCAGTATCTTGCGCCCCACTTCCGGGGATTGGTTCGGCAGGTTTATCTGAAGAAACCAGTTCGTCAGCGCCTTCCATTTTGGCAATATTTAAATATTCCCGCGCTTCGTTAGGAGTCATAATTCCAGATTTAACGCCAGCGGTAACAAGATTCATCTGGTCAAGCGGAGCGCCCTTCAAGAATTCTTTGGTATCAAACCTGACGCATAAGTTAGGGAAACCTTTTAACAAATGCTGTTTTAACTTTTGCTCAATGTTAATAACCATCGGATACATGGTTGTTTTATAGAATTCATCAAGCATAGTTTGGGTGTTATTGTATTTACCGTCTGCAAAACCAATCATTGCAGGGGAAACACCAAAAAGACCGCAAATACGTTTCATGGTTTGCATCTTCAAGTTTGCTACATCAGCATCCTGAATTGTCAACATATCTACGGGCATGTATTTCATGCCTTGGTCGAGCAGCATACCCTGACCGGCTTTACTTTGGTCAACAGCCCTAGAGCCAGTCATTGCCGACCATGCTTCTTTTAGTCTCGCGGCGATTTCCTTGTATTTGGCATCAGGAATTACCTGTTCGGTAACGAAAATACCAGAAGGCTTTGCGCCGTTTTGCATTACGAAGTTAGCGTAAAGGTCAATGTCTTGGTCTAGCGCAACAAGTTCAGTCGCTAGGATGCCTTTATTAAAACCACTGGAGCCTTGCCACGCAGCTTCTTTGATGTGCATGACTTGATGTGCGGCAAGCGGCTCATCTTTGCTAAATCCGTAGGACGGAGTAGACAAACGATACGAAGGATAACGAGTCGCAGTCAGAATAACCGAGATTAACGTCGAATCAAGGTTATACATTTCAATCGGGGTTTGAGTCGAGTCTTTTTGGTCTTTACGCCACCAGAGAGTAAACGATTCACCCGCAATGTCTTGCCACATAGACCATTGATACCAGAACTCATATTTGCTCTGGAAATTGTTTGGTTCTTGCAGCAAATTCAAGACTTGTTTTGCTTTATTCTTGTCTCTAGTTCCTACTTTGTCGCTTTTTAGCGCATCGACAAAAGTGCCATCGTCAACCTTATACATGACTGACACTGGCAGTTGCGCTAATGCTCTCGCTTTAAGACCGACGCACGACATAATCGTGCTATTGCGAGTAAGCAGGGATACATCAACCTGCCTTCCGGCAACAGTATTACTTGAAGTGGTTACATATAAAAGCTGAGAGGCGGTCGGCTGCTTATTCGCGGTCGAATATATAACTTGATTACCAAGTTGCAACTGACCAAGAACAGTATTGGCTTCGTTTTGGGTTTGTTTTTTCTTACTGAAAATATCTAAAATTCCCATGAAACCCTCCGATTTTCACGGATTATATATCAAAAACTTCTGAAACCATATGAACTATTAGCAAAGGGATTATCAAGAGCGCAATGAAACGCCATAATCATTGCAATTATTCCGTCAACTTTTGCAGAAGTATCGGCAGAATTCTTCCTGATTTTCTTATTTCCGTTTACATCCTCGTAAACTTCACAGTTTCCAAGCTGCCATAAAACAAACGGGTCATGTTCGTGGGAAATTGACTTACTTAGTATTAACTTTTCTACATGCTTTGACGGATTGTTAAGAACTGACATGCCCTGACCAATTTTCTTTACTGGCAAGCTGTTTTCATACAATTTACTAACTAAAGCCGCAGCGTTCCATGCGTCAAAACCGATTTCTTTAGCATTGTGCTTTTCTGCTTGCTGGCGGATAAACACTTCAATCTCAGCGTAGTCCGCAACATTACCCTCTGTTAATTTCAATGTTCCACGTGAAACCGCTTGCAGGAAAATAGGTTTGTAATGATTAGGAATAAAATCTAAACTTTCTTCCGGCAAGAAGAACATAAATTCAGCGTGATACTTTTCCTCGTTATACCGATGTAATGTGCATACTGCGTTCAAGTCTCTAGTCGCCGCCAAGTCGAACGCAATAAACGTCGCCTCTGGCTCTTGTTCTGGTTTACCTTTTGGCGAAGTCTCCCAATGTCCGGTGTCAATCCACGCAGAATTGGCCGAGACATAAACATTAAACGTCTTGCACAAAAGTTCATTAACAGACGATGGCTTTGACTGAGCCTCTTTAACTCTTTGCTCAATGGATTCCGCGTTAATTGATATTCCGTGCATTGGATTAACTTTTGCCCAATTCTTCGGGTCTTTCCAATCATCGCCTTCGTCCAGTCCGTAAAGTAAACCAAACCAGCGCGGATTATCTTCGCACTGACCTGTAAGCATTGCCTTGAGATATTGCAGATTCTCAAAGAACAAAGTCTCTTTAGTAAACGACGCGGTAGTAATGTAAATCCGCAAGGGATTCTGCCTTGCCACCATACCGGAATGGATAACCTCAATAGAGTTCCGTTCGGTAATTTGTGCGGCTTCGTCAATAATAGAAACCGAAGGATTTTTACCGTCGCCAGTCTTTTTACTGTCTCGACTTAACGCGGTAAATTTAGATTGGCTATCGTCAGCCTTTTTTACTTCATTACGGTAGACCGTAAACTTTGATGCAATCTGCGCCGGTAGCGTTTCAATAATGCCTTTAGCAGTATCAAAAACAATGCTTGCTTGAGTCCTATCCACCGCAGTGCAATATACCTCGGAGCCAACCTCACCAAAAAGTAACTCATAAAGCGAAATGATTGATATAAGAGTTGATTTACTAGCTTTGCGAGGGATAAACAAAATAACATCTTGCACCATCCTTATATCTGGATTCTTTTTATCCCTGAATCCGTAAATAGCACACAACAATAGAACTTGGAATGGAACTAGCTCCATGTTCTTTCCGGCCATCGGCCCCTTAACGTGCTTTACATGAGATACAAACCTAAGAATATGCTCTACATATTCAGGCCGGAATTCCCATCGCCATTCTTTATTTTCTAAGTGATTCAGAAACCGCTGACACGCAAGCTGCACATCCTTGCATACATCAATGTTTCCTAGCGAAACCTCTCTTGCATACTGAACGCCATCTTCCCATTTCATGCGACTTTCGGCCCTTCAAGTAATTCGTCAATTTCATTCGGCGCAGCAGACTTCTTGGGTCTGCCACTTGGAACAAGACCAAGCATAGTTAATAACTGCATCACTCTAGCTAATGAACTATCCCTAACTTTTTGATTGGGGTTTGCCATTCTTGCGCCGTTGTTTGCGAACTCAATTAAATCTTCCGCAAGCAAAGCCTTTGCAGCCTTAACGTAAGTGTCCATCTGGTCTGACAGCATTGTAATTAAATGCTCATCAAACTTAACGTCTTGTCCGTAAGCGTTAATCATGGCTTGCGTGACCTCTCCCGCAAAAACTTCTTTATCCCATGACTCCGGGTCAGTCAGCCATTTCGCAAGATTGGCCTCGCGCAGTCTCATTTGCACTACGTTTTCGTTCATCTTGTGTTTCATGACGCACCTAACAGTTAATAACGGATGGATTAACTTAGTATAACCCTAAAAATAGC